AGCATTTTCATCAAACGCAAGATTATGATCTATCACTAAAATTTTTTTTTGCTCTTCATCAAAAAGCAAATTAATATTTCCAGTTCCAATCAGTGATGCTGTCCTATCAGAATTCAAAATCCATCGATCAAACATGTAAAGCCATTTTTGCTCCTGTTCGGATAAATAGACAGTATTTTTTGCTTGTGCAGTTTTGGCAACTTTAGCATATGAAATATAATTAGATCCAAAGGCCGGTCCTATCAATAAATCATCCTTCCAATCAGGTTTAACGTACAAAGTTGCTTGTAGTGGGATGTAAATAAATTTCACTGGTGGGCAAGGTAAACCTATTTCAGCTACGAGCTTAGAACCTATAACCTCGGCTAATAATTGTGAAATAGGCATCATGTTAAGAGTTTTAACAATATACCACTCGTTATTTTCTGTTTGGCAGATAAAAGGGTGAGTAATCCCCATCTCCATTCTTTCTTTGATAAAAACTATGTTATCCATTTATTTAAGAATCTCATTTGCTTTATTGAAGCATTAAAGGTTAACAATAGCCAATGTTAGCTTCTATAACAAGACAGAATGCCCAACAGCTTTACCAAGTACTGAAATGTCCTGTAGTTCTAATATTTCGTTTGGGTATTTTTCTTGGTGTAATTGCTTAAAATTTGGCGTAATTTGGGCGTAACTTATGACTAAAAATATACAAAAATCGCTAGAAGTTGGCAATATTTCAGTTTCAAAGAATTGATTAATTTACTTGATTTAAGTATTTAACTTATTGAGTTTAAAGTTTATTTTAGAAAAAGAAAAAAGCCAGTAGAAATTTACTAGCTTTGATAGACTAGCTGAACCCGAATTTGCTTGTATGGTATTGATTTTTAATGTTTATTTTACAAATTATAAAATCTTGTTACTAAGCTTGTTACTAAAATTCAAATTCACCACAAATCAATGATAGCTTCTGGTGCCATAATACCACTAATAAGCCACGTGTTAAAAATTTTATAGAAAAACTATTCACCTTGTTCACTAATACTTAAAAGTCTTTATTTATTATATAGTTATATTCTTTTCTATTGTTCACCAACTGTTCACCATTGTTCACCTTTGTTCACCAATCAAAAAAAAGATATCTCAATACATAATACTTAATCCTTAACTGTTTAAACATCAAGCAATCAAATAATCTTAACTTATCGTATCTAACCGTAGCTAAACTATTGAAATTTAAGGTATTTACTTTATATTTTTTGTATATATATTGTTCTATGGGCTTTTTATAAGCCCTCTTAATTAAGAACAAATAAGGGTAAAAAATGCTTATTCACAACGAAGTTAGAAACGAAATCGTTACGCTAATCAAGAATAACATTCCAGAGATTGGAAATGTTTATAACGGTAGAGCATTCTTCACGAGCTTAAAACAGCAGCTACCTGCAATTTCAGTATTCTTAGATGATGCAGAATGTGATTTTAAGGTAATGGGAGAATCTGAATGGCAAGCCGAACTCAATATCTCAATCTTCCTTCCATATAGCGAGGGAGAACCCAACATTGATCGGATTGCAGAGAAGGTTAATAGCCTTATTACATTTACAGGTTATCGCCATATTCAATTTGTCAGAGGGATTCAATACCGTTATGGCTATGATGAGGATAATGCTTCTTGGATGAATGGTACGCTTTCTTACTTAATTGAATATGGTCGAGCCCCAATCAAATAACGCAAGGAAAACTTATGTTGAAAAAATTAATTGAGTTACGCCAACAAAAGGCAGAAAAAGTCGCAGAAATGCGTGCAATGCTTGATAAAGCAGAAAAAGAAAATCGTTCATTGGATGAAACTGAATCAGTAGATTTTGATAAATTGAAAGATTTAGTGAAACAATTGAGTGATGAAATCAGTAAATACGAAACCGTAGCAGATGAAGAACGTAATCTTGGTGCGCAATCTAACCCATTAGAAACTCGCAGCACGAAACAATTTTCAAATGATGAATTGCGCCATTACATTAAAACCGGTGAACTTCGCAATTTAACTACGGCTAACGGTGAAGATGGCGGTTATTCAGTTATCCCACAGTTAGACAAAGATGTAATGAAACGCTTAACAGACGATAGCGTAATGCGCCAACTTTGTAACGTAGTACGCTTACCGGTTGGAGCTAAAGAATACAAAAAATTAGTATCGGCTGGCGGCGCAGCAGTAGAACACGGAACAGAAGGCACAGCACGCAACGGCACAGCAAGCCCGAAACTTCATGAAGTAACAATCGCTTTAAATTCAATCTATGCTTATCCAAAAACTACTCAAGAGATTTTGGACTTCTCAAGCATTGATGTTTTAGGTTGGCTCACTGATGAAATCACTGAGACCTTCACTGAAACAGAAGAAGTAGATTTAACCTCTGGTGATGGTAACAAAAAATCAAAAGGTTTATTGACCTACGAACGCACAACTGAAAACGATAAAGTGCGCCCATTCGGCAAACTTCAAAAAATTGAAGTAGCGGGTGCAGCAAAAATTGAGGCAGACACTTTAATCGATGCGTTCTATACCCTTCACAGTAAATACCGCAAAAATGCCGTATGGGTGATGTCATCAACCATTGCAGCAGCATTACAAAAACTCAAAAACAAGAATGGCGATTACATTTGGCGCGATGGTTTAACAACCGATGCACCTGCTACATTATTAGGCCGTCCAGTTTACTTCTTAGAGACAATGCCGACAGGTGGTGCAAATCAAGCCGTTATTGCCTTTGGTGATTTCAAACGTGGTTACTTCATTGTCGATCATGAAACAGGCGTACGAACTCGACCAGACAACTTAACTGAGCCAGGCTTCTATAAAGTCCACACCGATAAATATTTGGGTGGTGGCGTGGTAGATTCCAACGCAATTAAAGTGATTGAGACAACTGCATAAATCATAGAGGGGCGAAAGCCCCTTTTTTGCTTAATAGGTGAAAAATGAAGAAAGAATTTGAAATCCGCTCTGCAACCATTTCAACGGATGAAGAGAATCAAAAGCTCATTGGTTATGCGGTCAAATGGAACAGCCCTTCACAAGTGCTTTACTGTGATTTTGTAGAATCCTTTGCGCCTAAAGCATTCAGTGAAAGTTTAGCCAGTGGCGAAGATGTTCGTGCACTCTTTGAACACGACTACACCAAGTTACTCGGTCGCACCAGTGCGGGAACCTTAAAACTAGAAGAAGATTCAATCGGCTTGCGTTTTGAACTCACCCCGCCCAATACAACCATTGGGAAAGATTTATTAGTTAGCGTCTCGCGTGGTGATATTACAGGCATGTCCTTTGGATTTAGAGCCAGTCAAGAAGAATGGGATTTTGATGTAGAGCCTTGCCAACGAACTGTACAAAAAGCCGAACTCTTTGAGGTTACCGTAACAAGCATCCCCGCCTATCCTGAAAGTAGTGTAGAAATTGCTAAGCGTTCGATGGTTGCGGCCAAAGAAAAAACACAAGAACACTCTACCGCACTTTTGAAACAGTGGCTTGATGTGATGGAGGCTTAATATGTGGAATCCTTTTAGACGAAAAGAGCAACGTAGCGAGCCAACTACGATTGAAGAGCTTTTATCTTACATGGGCGTAAACAATACAGGCGCGGGCGAATTTGTCAGTCCACAAACTGCAGAATCGTTACCTGCAGTAATGAATGCCGTTACCGTCATTTCGGAGGCGGTGGCATCAATGCCTTGTTATCTATACGCATTAAAAGAAGATGGCCGAGAAAGAATCTATCGTCATCCTGTTGAATATCTTCTCAATGAAATGCCAAACCGCAGCCAAACACCGTATCAATTCAAAAATACGATGATGCGCCATTGTTTGCTAAATGGTAACGCTTATGCCGTGATTGAGTGGAATAACAAAGGCGAACCAATAAGCCTTACTCCCTATCAACCAAGTGCGGTAAATATCTTCCGTAAAGTAACCGGTGAATATATTTATCAAATCACAGACTTAAACGGGGTAACAAAAAACTATCTTCAAGATGAGATTTTACATTTACGCCATAGTTCTATCGATGGATTTATGGGGCGTTCTCCGATAACAGTTTGCCGTGAAACGGTGGGATTAGGTTTAGCCCAACAACGCCATGGCGCAGCCATTATGAAAAACGGATTGATGGCAAGCGGACTTATTTCAACGGCCGAATGGTTAGACGATGCGAAAGCGCAGAAAGCCGTCAAAGCCCTTGAACGTTACAAGGGGGCAAAGAATGCGGGTAAAACGCCTATTCTTGAAGGCTCAATGGAATATAAACAATTAGGCATGACAAACCAAGATGCAGAATGGTTAGCCAGTCGCACGTTCACCATTTCCGATATTGCCCGAATCTACAACATTAGCCCGATTTTCTTACAAGACTACTCGAATAGTAGCTATGCAAATTTCAGTGAGGCGAGCCGTGCATTTCTTTCTCAAACCTTGCGCCCTTGGCTTACTAACTTTGAGCAACAACTCAAAGATGCCTTGATGATTGATTTAGGCAGCAACAGCAAGAAACGGCACTTAATCGAGTTTGACACAAGCGACTTACTCCGCACCAGTCAAAACGAACGTTTCAATAGTTATGATGTGGCGATTAAAGCGGGCGTAATGTCACCTAATGAAGTACGCAGACGTGAAGGTTTACCGCCTTATGCTGGCGGTGATGAATTCAGCCAAGCATGGAAACAAACCGTAGAAGTTAAACGCGGTGATGAACAAGAACAGGGGGCAAGCAATGGCAGTGATGCTTAAGGCTGGGAAATATAACAAGGTCATCACCATTGAGGCGAGAAACTATCCCCGAGAGCGAGAAACGAATCTACACGGTGAACGCAAAGCATTTTGGAGACATATCGCAACCGTCCGCGCCAGTGTTGAGCCATTGCAAGGGCGAGAGTATTTTAGTGGCCCATTTCAAATGGGTGAAAACATCATCCGCATTCGCTACATTGAGGGCATTACAAACAAAATGCGAATTAAATACGGTAAACGACTATTTGATATTTATTCGGTGATTGACAGTATGGAATCACACCGAGAATTGCAGTTAATGTGTAAAGAGGGCGAGGCTTATGGCGAATATTAATTTAACCCTAGATGAAATCAAAGCGCACTTAAATCTCGATCATGATTTAGATGATGAGTTACTGGAAGCCTATAAGGCAGCCACATTGGAAGTATGCAAAAAGCATATTGGCAAAACCTTTGGGGATGAAGAAACAGAAAATACCGTTCCGTTTACGCCATCAATTAAAGTCGGTTGCTTAATGTATATTGCCTACCTTTACACGAACCGTGAGGCTATAACAGATTTAGCCAATCTTAAACAAGCACCCATGACGATTTCCGCATTATGGGAAGTCTATAGAGAGCCTTGCGCTTACTAAGGGTGTAGCTATGCCTTATCAACCGTTAAGACGTTGTAGTTATCCAGGATGCAGAAACAAAGTGAAGTCGGGCAGATGTGAAGAGCATAAGCCAAAGGACAACCGCCCAAACAGCAGCGCACGAGGTTACGATCACAAGTGGAGTAAATACCGAGCGCAATACTTAAAGCATCACCCTCTTTGCGTGATGTGCTTAGAGAAAGGTATCTACACGCCCGCTACAGTGATAGACCATATCAAGCCAGTTGAGAACGGACAAGCAGCCCCGCTATTTTGGGTTGAATCTAACCATCAATCTTTATGTCGTGATTGCCATAGCTACAAGACACGAGTGATAGACCAACGCGGATTTGGTGCGAAGAAGTAAACCGTTTTGATATCGAAACAATTAAAGCATGTCCATATGTACACAGTTGAGGTGTTTCGATATCGCAACACCTGAATGATGGTGATATATCCACAGTTGAGTTGTGGTGATATGACCATAACTGAGCTAACCAATCCAAATTTGGTTTAGTATAAATTTTGAACAAAATCCAACTTTGGACTTTGCTTTAAATTAAACGATTACAAAAAGACAATTTGAACAGGTGGGGGGAGTTTTTGAAAGAAATTGGCAAGCCTAAAGAACCGCCCGCCCCCTTTAATTTTTATGCAAGGTAATTTTTTTGAAAATAAGGAAACACAATGACAGCCAAAAAGAAGAATTTACACACCCCGCCAAGTTTTTTAGATCCGATTGCTAAATCAGTATGGAAAGAGCGCATCCCTCAACTTCTTGAACGTGGCGACATTCAAGATGCCGATTTAATTCACCTTGAGTTATATTGCGTGAACTATTCCCTTTTCCGTGCAGCCGTTGAAGATATTCACAAAAACGGCTTTTCAATCGTCAATAGCCAAGGCACGCAATCAAGAAACCCCGCATTATCCGCGAAAGCTGATGCAGAAAAAGTGATGGTGAAAATGTCCTCACTTTTAGGCTTTGATCCAGTTAGCCGTAGAAAAAATCCTGTTGAAGTTGATTCAACCGATATGATTGATGAAATCCTCACAATGTAGGCTAAATATGGCAATCTGGCACGAATACGCAGAGAAAATTCAATCAGGTGAAATAGTGGCTTGTAAGAAGATAAAACAAGCCGTAACGCGTTATTTTAACGATTTAAACAACCCCGATTATTTCTTTGATCAAAGTGCAGTAGAAAAATTTATCGCTTTCTCGAAACTATGCCCACACGTTAAAGGACACTTGCGAGGTGAGCCGATTATTCTTTCAGATTGGCAAGTTTTCCTCTTTGCCAACATTCTGGGCTTTAAGCGTAAAGATACAGGATTAAGAAAATATCGCTCTGCTTATGTTCAAGTAGCAAGAAAGAACGCGAAATCAACGGTAGCAGCCGTTTTAGCCAATTGGTTTTTGGTGATGGAAGGCGGCCAACAGGATATATACACGGCAGCCGTGAGCCGAGACCAAGCCCGAATCGTTTTTGATGATGCGCGCCAAATGTGCTTACTTTCGCCTTTACTGAAAAAACGGCTCAACATTCAACAGCACAAACTCATCAACCCTAAGAACAACAGTATCATGCGCCCATTGGCTGCTAAATCCTCAACCATTGAAGGTACAAACCCTAGTTTAGCGATTGTGGATGAATATCACCTACACACGGACAACAGCGTCTATAGCGCGTTAGAACTAGGACAAGGCGCACGCCCAGAAGGTTTACTCTTTGCTATTACAACCGCGGGAAGTAACGTGATTTCGGCTTGTAAACAGCATTATGATTATTGCGCTCAAATCCTTGAAGGAAACGAACAAAACGACAGCTTATTTGTGCTCATTTTTGAACTAGACGAAGAAAACGAAATCGACAAACAAGAGAACTGGATAAAAGCCAATCCCAATATTGGTAAATCTATTCCTTATCTTGATTTTGAGAACACTATCAAGAAAGCGAGGGGAATTCCTTCCGAATGGGTGGAAATGCTTACCAAGCGATTTAATGTATGGTGCCAAGGTACAACCCCGTGGCTCGGCGAAGGAAACTGGGCGCAATGCGAACGGCAGTACACCGAAAGCGATTTACTTCACCAAGATTGCTATTTAGGGCTGGATTTATCTAGCACCAATGACTTAACCAGCCTTTGCTATACCTTTCCACAAGGGAAGAAAGTGCGGTTAGTTACTCGGCATTATATCCCCGAATTTCAACTTAATAACGTGGCAAATAAAAACCGTGCGATGTATCGAAACTGGGTGCGTAGTGGTTGGCTGATTGCAACAGAAGGCGACTGTATCGACTACGACAAAATCAGAGATGATATTTTAAAAGATGCACAACGTTTCAATATTAAGATGATTGGCTTTGACGTATGGAATGCAACTCACCTACGCACACAATTACAAGCGGCTGGGCTTGAGGTTGAGCCATTCCCGCAAACCTATCAACGATTTAGCCCGGTGGCGAAAAGTGCAGAAGTGCTAATCAATAGACAGATGATAGAACATCATGGCGATCCAGTGCTTACCTGGGCGTTATCCAATGTGGTAATGGAAACCGATGCCAACGCCAACATTAAACCAAACAAGAAGAAAGCCGCAAACAAAATCGACCCAGCCGTAGCCTTTCTGATGTCTTTCGGCACTTATCAACTTGAATATGATGATTTGATTTTCGAGCTTTCAGATGAACACAAACAGGCACTAGAACAATTTAATGGTATTGATTTATAGGAGAAATGAAATGGGCAGTTTTAGCAACGCAATTGAACAATTTAGAATAAAGATTGAAAATCAGTTAATGACAGAACAACCAAAGGCGATCAAAAAAGCATTAAACGCAGCAGCACAAGTATTAAAAGATGAAATTAAGCCTATTGTTCCGACTCTATCCAAGAGTACTGATTTTAGAAAAAAAGGCACGGTAAAAAACAATGTGCGCCACAGAACAAGATTATTTAAAGATAAAAGCGGTGGGGTAACTATTGTGCGCATACGCCGAACTAAAGGCCGCAGAATGGCAAGCGTTCGAGATAACACCAAAGACCGCACCGACCCTTTTTATTGGTTTATGTTAGATCGTGGAACGAAAAAAATGAGTGGTGCACATTTTATGGAAAGAGCATGGGGTAAAGGGAAATCAAGGGCTATTAATACTGCAAAAAAAGTATTCATTAGCGAAATGAAAAAACTAAATTAAAAAAATAAAGCCCGATTAAGCGGGCTTTTTTTGCAACAACATCTGACTTACAGGTCAAGTGGCCATCATCTACCACTCTGTTCATTCCTGAACGTTCTTATTATATCTCAAACAAAATAACAAAAAAAATAGCCGTAGCTTAACGCATCTAAACTTTGATAAAATAGAACAAGAAATAAACAGAGAAACAAGGGGAAAATAAACC